GACCCACTAGCTTTCGTATTATATACATTCCCGTGGGGACAGCAGGGTACGCCGCTGGAACATTTCCCCGGACCGCGCAAATGGCAGCGTCAGATACTCGGCGACCTGCGCGACCACATCAAGGCGAACAACGGCAAGGTTGACTTCGACACTGCGCGGCTGGCGATTGCGTCAGGACGCGGTATCGGCAAGTCGGCCCTAGTCAGTTGGCTGACGATATGGATGCTGTCCTCACGCATCGGCTCGACAACCATCGTGTCGGCAAACTCTGAGGCGCAGTTGCGGTCCGTAACATGGGCAGAAATTACTAAATGGCTGGCGATGTCACTCAACAGTCACTGGTTTGAGATAGCAGCCACACGCATCATGCCCGCCAAGTGGCTGACGGAACTGGTCGAGCGGGACTTGAAGAAAGGCACACGCTACTGGTCAGTCGAAGGGCGGCTGTGGTCAGAAGAGAACCCTGACGCATACGCAGGTGTTCACAACTTCGACGGTGTGATGCTGATATTTGACGAAGCCAGCGGTATTCCGGACTCCATATGGTCGGTCAGCGACGGTTTTTTCACAGAAAATACGCCGCATCGCTTCCATCTGGCCTTCTCCAACCCGCGGCGCAATACTGGCTATTTCTACGAGACGTTTCACAGCAAGCGGGCGTTCTGGCAGACGCGCACTATCGACGCACGCGATGTCGAGGGTACAGATAAAAACCTGTATCAGCGCATTATCGACGAATATGGGCCAGACAGCTACCAAGCCAGCGTCGAAGTCTACGGTAATTTCCCCTCAGAAGGTGACGATCAGTTCATCGGCAGCGCGCTGGTGGACGATGCCATGCGACGCACACCGGCTAAAGACGCCACAGCGCCCATCGTCATCGGTGTTGACCCTGCACGCTTCGGGGCTGACGCCACCGTCATCGCGGTGCGCCAAGGGCGTGACATCCTAGAATTGCGGAGACACCGCGGCGCAGACACTATGGAAGTGGCTGGACACGTCATCGACGCGATAGAAGAGTTTAAGCCTGCGCTGGTCTGCATCGACGAAGGCGGCCTAGGCGCCGGCGTCGTAGACCGACTCAAGGAACAGCGATACAAGATACGCGGAGTGAATTTCGGCAATAAGGCCAAAAATCAGACCATGTGGGGCAACAAACGGGCCGAAATGTGGGGTGCCATGCGGGATTGGCTGAAAACGGGCCATATACCGACAGACAGGTTCCTAAAAACGGACCTTATCAGCCCGCGCACCAAGCCTGACAGCAAGGGTACGCTGTTCCTCGAAAGCAAGAAGGACATGAAGGCGCGCGGGCTGGCCTCGCCAGACGCTGCGGACGCCATAGCGGTCACGTTTGCATTTCCTGTAGCATCTACTGATCCGCGTCTAGGACGCGTTGACAAGCGCCGCGTAAGCGCGTATTCTTCCTCTGGAATATCTACATCATGGATGGGGTCTTGACCATGACGGCCAAAAAAGGTCTATACGCAAACATTCACGCCAAGAAAGAGCGGATCGCCGCTGGTTCTGGCGAAAAGATGCGTAAAGTAGGCGCTAAAGGCGCACCAACAGCCAAAGCGTTTAAAGACAGCGCCAAAACCGCTAAGAAAGGTAAGTAAATGCCATCAGGTAGAAAAGATATTTACGGTAGACCAAGCCGCCGCCTCGCTGACCCAAAAGTCATAAAAGCTGAAATGGGCGCGGAAAGAAACGCTGCTGCTGCCGCTCGTTTGGCAGGCCGCAAGCCTGACGCAGCCAAGATTCTGGCCCGCGAAGGCACGACAAGCCCAGCCGGCGGTCGCCCAGCGGTTAAGATGCCAGCTAAACCAGCACCTGCTAAACCGCAGAAAGCCATCAGCCTAACAGTGCGAATGAAGCCAACACCGATGGGCAAAAAGAAGTAATCATGCCGCTCATTAAATCGACAGGCAAAGCCGCGTTTCGCAAGAACATCAAGGCTGAAGTAAACGCTGGCAAGCCTGTCAAGCAGGCTGTAGCTATTGCTTACAGCGTCAAGCGCGAAGCCGCCAAGAAGGGCAAGAAATAGCACATGGCCGACCCCACAGGCATCAACGCGGCGGGTAAAGTCGCCAACGTAGGCTCTAACGGGCCTAAAACTACTGGCGATGACCATGACAAGATGGCTACCATGCGTAGCCGCCTCACAATGGCGCAATCAGCGTATTCAGACAGCCGTGAAGACGAGTTGGACGATCTACGCTTCATGGCCGGCAGCCCGGATAACCAGTGGCAATGGCCTGCTGACGTGTTGTCAACACGCGGAAGCGTGCAAGGACAGGCAATTAACGCACGTCCATGCTTGACAATTAACAAATTGCCTCAACACGTCCGTCAGGTGACGAACGAACAGCGTCAAAACCGTCCAAACGGTAAGGTTATACCTGCCGATGACAATGCTGACGTACAGGTAGCAGAGATTTTCAACGGTGTGGTGCGCCACATTGAGTATATGTCGGACGCCGACGTTGCGTATGACACCGCCTGCGACAACCAAGTCACCTACGGCGAAGGTTATATCCGCCTGCTGACTGAGTATTGCAACGACGATACGTTCGATCAGGACGTTAAGATTGGCCGTGTCCGTAACGCATTCAGCGTTTACATGGACCCAACGATCCAAGACCCATGCGGCGCTGACGCTGAGTGGTGCTTTATCACTGAAGACATCCTGAAGACCGAATATGAGCGTCTGTTCCCTGACGCGACGCCAATCAGCACGCTATATAGCCAAGGCGTTGGCGACCAAGGCATTTCGTCGTGGTTACAAGAAGATACTATCCGCATCGCGGAGTATTTCTACAACGATTACAAGCGTGAAACGCTGCATTTGTACCCAAATAACCAGACTGCGAAGGCTAATTCGCCAGAAGACAAGCAGCTTAAAGAATTGTACGGCAAACCGCTTCGCACACGCGAAGTAAACCGTAAAAAAGTTATGTGGATGAAGACCAATGGCTTCGACATCCTCGACGAACGCGAATGGCCGGGCAAATGGATACCTGTCGTGCGCGTAATCGGCAACGAATGGGAAGTTGACGGCCAGATTTACATCTCTGGGCTTGTGCGTAACGCCAAAGACGCCCAGCGTATGTACAACTACTGGACCAGCCAAGAGGCAGAAATGCTTGCATTGGCGCCTAAAGCGCCGTTTATCGGCTACGGTGGCCAGTTTGAAGGCTACGAACAGCAGTGGAAGACTGCCAACACGACCAACTGGCCGTATCTGGAAGTCAATCCAGACGTTACAGACGGCGCTGGAGGCACTCTACCGCTGCCGCAACGCGCACAGCCACCTCTACCCCAAACAGGTCTGATACAGGCTAAAATGGGCGCTGGAGAGGATATTAAGGCCACTACAGGCCAGTACGACGCCTCACTGGGCCAGCAAGGCAACGAACGGTCTGCAAAAGCTATCGTCGCACGCGAAAAGCAGGGCGATGTCGGCACGTATCACTATGTTGACAACCTTGCACGGGCTATCCGCCACATCACGCGTCAAATCGTCGATCTTATCCCTAAAATCTACGACACACAGCGCATTGCACGCATTATCGGCGCGGATGGCGAAGTCAGCATGGTCAAAATGGACCCGACGCAGGAAGAACCTGTACGCGAAGTGCGTGACCTTGAAACCGGCGGTTTGATCGAAAAGATTTACAACCCCGGCGTTGGTACATACGACGTTATGGTCACTACTGGCCCCGGCTACATGACCAAGCGCCAAGAAGCACTCGATGCTATGAGCCAGATTCTGCAATCCAACCCACAACTTTGGGCTGTTGCAGGCGATTTGTTCATCAAGAACATGGATTGGCCCGGCGCGCAGGAAATGGCGAACCGCTTCAAGAAAATTCTTGATCCCAAAGTGCTGGCTGAAGGCGACGAATCGCCTGAAATGGCTGCTGCACAGCAGCAAATGGAAGTTATGGCGCAAGAACTGAACCGCATGGTCGATATTATCGAAGGCGTTCAGGCAGACGTTGCGAAGCGCGAAGTAGACATCAAGGAGTACAAGGCTCAGGTAGACGCCTACGATGCGGAAACAAAACGTATCAGCGCAATGCAAGCAGGGATGACAGAAGAGCAAATTCAGGATATTGTCATGGGGACGATTGCAGGCGCACTGGATACCGGCGATTTAATCAGCGGATCACCAGAAATGCGTCAGCAGCCTGAAATGACCGAAGAAATGCCTGAACAGCAACCAATGCCAGATATGGGCGCCATGCCTGAGATGCCGCCTGAAGGAATGATGTAATGACCGTAAGCCTCAAACATACCTTTACGTCCCCCAAAGATGAT